CCCCAGCCTTGGGATCGGCGGTAATCTGCATTTGCCGCGCAGCGGGGGGCTTGACCAAAGTGGTTTTCTTGGGTGCCGCCTTGGCCTTCATCTGCTTTTTGACCTCATCCTGGATGGTTTTCAGGTCAACTTTGAAGTCTTCCGCCACCGCATTGATGCGCTCAGGCTCTTTGATGCCTGCATACTCGTTGAAGCGCATGTCGTGCTGCATGAACAGCAATAGCAACACGCCGCCAACTTCCATGTCAGTGGCAGTTTCGATATAGGACTTGATGCCGTCAGCATCAGCCACCTTACCAACGCCGATCAGCTCGGCCGTGTGGGCGCGATCGTCGGCAACCAAACCCTGCAGCAGCATCTTGGCCAGCAGCCGAATGGTGGGCACGCCAATGGTGTAAGCCTCTGGGCTGCGCATCATGGTCTCGTAGGTCTGCTCGATGGCCAGACGGCGCCAGGTGCGGTTGTATTTTTCTTCGAGTTTGGCCTTGGCCTCGTGGACACTGATATCGCGCGTGGCGCGCGCCTGGGCCGGCGAGAGCAGGCCGCGGTCTTTCAGTAGTTGGGTAACCGTGGCGTCATCCACGACCTCGATCAGGCTGCCGTCGTGCGGGCTCTTGAGCAGCACAGGCTCAGGGCAGTCCTTGCCCAGCAACTTCTTGAGCGATTTGTTACCTTCCACACGTGGGTCGGGACGGTCCAGGCGACGGTAGCCGTTGAGGTTATTTGAGTGCTCATACTCCCACACACGCTTGGCTGCCTTGCCGTCGATGATGGTCCTGCCCATCGCCTCTGCTGCTGTCACAACGTCTTTGTCATGAACAGCTTGCTTTTGGTGAAAGCACTTGGTGTCGGTGCAGACATCTGCCTTGTCCACATCGGCAAACAGATCCGGCGCAGCGCCGGTACGCTTTGGGCACTCATGGCAACTGCCGGCAGCCGGCACCAGGCTAACGTCGGTGATTTTGAAGCGGGCTTTGTCCAGATCCAACATCAAATGCTGGCGCACCCACACCTGAAATCTGCGAACGCTTGGAACGCTACCCTGCCAATCGGTCTCGCAGGCTTCCTTCAGCGCCTCGAGCTGCAGCTGCTCATCTGGCACGCGGGCAATGATCAGGGCGCGGCTCTGGTCGATCTTCTCGGCATAGAAAGCATCGCGTGCCGTCACACACAGGTCTAGCAGCTTCAGGCGTGCGTACACAGTGGCCCGACTCACACCCACTTCATCGGCAACCTGGTCAGCGTTGATACCTAACAGCGTCATCATGTGCTGGAAGCCCTCAGCCTCTTCCATCGGATGCAGATCGGCGCGCTGTGTGTTCTCGACGATTTGAATGCGCACCACCTGTTCATCGGTGTAACGCTTGACGCGCGCCGGGATGGTGGTCTTGCCGGCGTCGATGCTGGCACGCCAGCGGCGCTCACCAGACACGAGCTCGTGTGTGGGCAGCGGTGCGCCAGGCCTGCGGTCAAGGAAGCTCTCCTGAAGGCGGGCTGCAGGGAGCGGCCGCACGACAATCGGCTCGTGCACTTCGTCGGCCTTGACGCTGGCCGCCAGTTCGGCCATCTTGGCAGAATTGAATCGCTTGCGGGGGTTGGTGGGACTGGCGACGATGGTGTCAAGCGCCAGGTCAGCATATTCAATGATGGCGTCGGTAATGACCTCGCCGGTGTCTGCGGAGTATTCTTTCATGGCGCCACCTTGTTGCAGTTGAAATGCACGGCATCGATGTCAACGCCATCTTGCTTGGCGGCAGCGGGGATTCCCCATTGACGGTGCGTACGGTTGATGATCTCCAGCGCGTAGGACTGTGCCGGGCTGCAGGGGTTGCCGACAGCAGGCTTGAAGCTGCTGTGGCATGCGACGCCATTCGGCGTATCGGTGAGAGTGATGGTTACAGAGGGCATTGAAAGGGCTCCTGGGTTATTGGTCTTTAGGAACATTGATATGCGCGGCAATACCGCCGATGCGCAGCGTGAGCAAAGGCACCTTGACGGTGACGCGCTGACCCTTCTTGAAGCGGTGCGCAGCGGCTTGTGCCTGCGCCTGGTGGCCAGTGGGGAAATACTGCTCAACATGCAGCGGCGTGTGAAAGCTGTTGTCGAGCTCGATGTCCAGGCACAGCACCGGCACCATGTGCCCTTCGCGGTCGCTTGGGCTCGTGCGGGCCTCGGCGGCGTGTAATAGGGTGCCTGAGTACTCGATCAACGCGCCGGATTGTGTAGACGCCTGCATCATGAGAGCCACCCCGGAAAAATGAAGCGTATGCCGGCGTAGATCAGGACGACGCTGGCAAAGCAAAGCGCGAGCACAATACCTGCAACCACTACCATTTCACCGAGGCTCATGGGCTCGCAAAGGTCTTTCGGATCGGGTATCCAGTCAAGCGGCGGCTGTGTGGGCTGAGTCTCAGCGGCGCGAGCGCAGCAATCGTCGCCGCGTGTGCACCTGCCCCAGGCGTCGCAGCACTTCATGGCATCACCAAAGCCACTCGGGCAGTCTTGCGGCCAGTATGGAGCGCGCAACGCATTGAGCCATCCCCCAGCTCAACCACGCCGGCATTGATGCCGCAGGAGCGCTGTGCGGCAGCCAGGTAGCGATCGCGCGCCTGGGCGGCCTCCATTGCGTCAGCGGTTGCCGAGTCGCCGCTGTGGTCATCAATCGCGGGGCCCGCCCAAGCCAGCAGCACAATGATGAGCGACACCAAGACGGCGATCATGGCCACATTGCCCAGGGTGCCATGGGCCGCGCGGTTGGGGCAGTCTCGGCCCTGGTTGCAGTTGTGGCTGCAGCAGTGGGCGGCCTTCATGCTGCACCGCCCTGCCACAAACGTAAAACATCATCATTGGTCAGATGAAGGGCTCCTGGTGTGATTTGCGCACCGGCCGACCAATCATCAACCACCGAATTGCATCCCAACTCAGCCGCAATGGCGTGGGCCATCAGGCTTTTGCCATATCCTTGCGGCAGGTAGAGAATGACAGTCTTTAAGGAAGAATTACCATGACAGAGCGCGTTGCTGACTTTCGGCACACTTTCATGATCTACTGCCTGCAAAAACTCGAAGACGGTTCGTATGTGGCCCTTAACCGAAGTTACAAACCCGTGGGCATGACGAGCTCCGAGTGGGTCAAATACGAAGACCTTCCCGTTCGATTCAAGTTCAAACGCGGGCTCAGTGCACGGCAGATCGAGGCGCTGTCCTACAAGGGTGATCCCGCAGCCGAGCGCATATATTTCTACAACGACGGCTGTGTGCCCACGGCCTCCGACGCCAACTGGACCGCCTACTCGAACCGACTCAAGCGGATCGCCGCTTACCTGATCGTGACTTGATTGGATCGGCCTCATGCTGCACCGCCTTGTGCAAGCACCGAGGAGCCAGCCCACGCGAACAGCAGACCACCAGAAATTTTCAAGTTATTGAGCGTTTCGTTGGCGGCACGCCGACTTTGGTGAATTGCCTGCCAGAACGCGTCTTGCTCCTGTTCGGGCAAACGATAGTTTGTTGCGCGCTTTAACAGTGCTTTATGAACTATCTCATATTGCCTTTGTTCGCGGAACCAGTGTGCCAGCCAGAACTTGATCTTGTCTTCAAAGCGGTCTTCTGCTGTGCTTAGGGTTGGGTAGGGCAGCTTCGAATCTGCCGTCAGGGTGAGCGCCTTTGGTTTGCGCTGTGTGGGTATCTGCATTTTTCACTCCAAACCGGCTGAATGTGCCGGGATGAGGTGAATATACCCTAGGGTATTTATTTACGTCAATACCTTGGGGTAACTTATTTGCATCAGTGTGAACACCAGCATGGCGCTGGCGCTTTATCAGGACTCCATTGCGCGCGTGATAAGTGACACGACATCTTCACCACCTGCGGGTGTGCAGTTTTTGTTCCAAGCAGTCACAAAGGCATTGCCTGCTGATTCCTGAACGAGTAGTTTTCCGTTGGCCAACACCGCGCTGCCCTTGAGCATGGCATTGAAGCTGTTCTTTGCCCGGTATTCAAAACATACTGTTGAATTGGGGTGCGCCACGATCTCAGTGAATTCAAAGGTCTGCGGGTCTTTCGAGCTTTGCTTTAATGTTTTGGCTCCCATCAACGCCAACCCAAGCGTCAGCGATGCCTTGTCTTTCTTTACCTTTTCTTGCGCCGCTTGTGCTGGCGTCAGCGCCGCAGCACCTTTGCTGGTGGTTGATGCCTCGGGTGTATGGTTTATGGTCGCCATGACAATACCAAACCCCAAGAGCCCGGCAACTGCCCATGTCATTTTTGATGTTGGTTTCTTTGGCAGTTTCACTGTTGCGCCGCACGCCGGGCACTTCTTGGCTTCGGTGCTGACTGGTTTTCCGCATTCGTGACAATTGATTAAAGCCATAAGTCTCTCCCTGCAAATTTTGAGTGTACTGGCGGCCGCCACAGTCACCGCCTACTGTGGATAGTCTTCAGCGAAATCTAATTGTTGTTGCGCGTGGTTATTTTGTTTTTGAGACTCACGCAGCCCCCTCTTTTTTAACGGCCATTGGTAGATCTTGGCCGAAACGGGGTGGGCCGATGGCTGCCTCATAAGCTCGGAGTAACACGACACAGGCGCCACGCTGGGCGTCGGTCAGACGTAAAAATATTTCTAGCGCCTCCATTGTCCATTTATCTGGTTTTCTCTTTGGCAGTGTGATGACATCGACCGCCTTTGCTAGGCTCACCCCTGTTGGGTGATCGTCCGGCTTTATCTTGTAACTTGGCGGGAGTTCGGCCGCACCCTCCCAAAATCCTGGAGCAAGCTCAAACGCCTTTGAGCACGCCTGCATGATTTCGAGCCCTACACCTTTGCCGCCTTTCTTGCCTATAGGATAGAAAAGTCGACTCACATAGGTGGGGTCTTTCCCTATTTTTCTGGCAAGTTCGGCGGCTTTCTTGTTGCAGAAGTCGTCGCGCAACCTCATGAGCAGCAACTGGGGATTGGTGTAGTCCGGCATTTTTGCAATTTTCTTTTGCAAATACCCAAAGGTAAACGCCCTTGGGGTATTGTTTAACGCTGTACCTTGGGGTATATTCCGGCTCATGGATAAATTACGCGCTTACCTCAATAGTCTGCCCACCGCAGACCGAGAGATATTTGCTGAGCGCTGTGGCACCACGGTTGGTTACTTGCGCAAAGCGGCTTCGGTTGGTCAAAAAATCAGCGAGGGCCTTTGTATCCGGGTTGGGATTGAGTCACACGGGGCCGTCAAGCCCGACGATTTGCGTCCCGATGTTGACTGGGACTACTTGCGGGTAGGAATTCTCAGCTCCAGCCCAACACCTGGCGCCGATCAATCCGCCGGGCAGGGGGTTTGAGATGGTGAGCGCTCGAAGAATAAGGAAGGCATCAAAAAACCGGATCGGCAAGCAGCTGCTATGTGCGTTTGGCGTTGATGCTGGGTCGGACCAACTCTCGTTCACGGTATTTGAAGGCAGGCGCTCTGCAACCCTGTGGATAAGCGCTGCGGTGGCCGACCACTTGGGCGAGCAGTTTCGCAACGCTGCGGCTATGTGCCGTCGAACCCAATGATTGAAATGATGGTCACCACAGTTCCGCGCTTCGGCTTTTTCCCTTTCACTTGGCGCAAATACAGCGCCACAGAATGCAAGAGCTCCTGTCTTGTCAGGGCTCGGTATGCCATCACCCGATATCTCACGCCAGCGCCTGGGTCGTTGAGTTCGTTTGCGACTGATGGTGTTTCCATTTTGAGCGCCCCTTTCAGTGGACTTGGTTGTGTGAGAACTCCATTGTCCTCTGGCTGGGGCGCTCAGCTTGTCAAGATGCGTTTGGTTTGTGTCCATGCATCAAGTGTGTTTTTTTTGTCCTTTTTCGTCTCCCCTACACACCCCTAATTTTTAGGGGACCTTCGATGGATGTCATATGAAGCTCTTTTTCGACGATGAATTTGACGCAATCGCAACCGCGATCGGCGAGAGTGGCAAGCAGTTCAAATTGGTTGCCGCGCACATGTTTCCTGACATGAAGCCAGAGAGCGCATATGCCCGGCTGAAGGAATGCTGCAGCCCTGTTGGGGATCAGCGGCTCACGTTTGGGCAGGTCATCCGCTTGATGGAGTTTTGCGAGTGCTACGACCCGTTGTTGTATGCCTGCGATGAGACGCTGCATGCTCGCCCTGACCGAAAGGCGCCGGATGATGAGGCTGTCAAGCTGGTCGAGGTCATCAGTCACGCAGCCAACACGATGGAGCGCGCCATGAAGGCGCTCGATCACATTCAGGCTCGGGGCGGCATCAGAGCAGTCGCCTGATGGATGACCACAGTCGTCAATCGAGGGGGCGCCCGATCGGCGCCAAGCGGGCCGAGTTGGCCGGCTGGATGGCCGCACGTAACGAGTTCACCATGCGCGACGTTGTTGCTTCGCTGGGCTGGCCCATGGGCGCTGCCGGCGTCACCTTGCATCGTGCCATCGATGCCGGTGAAGTCCGAATGACAGGCACTGTTCGCATCCCCGACGCCAAGCGTCCGGTGGCGCTGTACGAGCGCGCCGGCGCACAGCTTAGCTCCGTTCCACTATCAAATTTGATGAGGGTTTGGTCATGAAGTACAACCAGGTGGTGTGGTGCCGCCTTGCACGTAACGTGCGCAGGGGGGGGGCATTTGGCAACCTCAATTGAAGACGTCCTAAACCAGATGCGCGAGCGGGGCATGGAAACCCCGGGCAATCTGACCACCGACGGCAAAAAGATCACATGGGCTGGCGATGCACGCCGGCCAAACAAGAAGAACGCTTGGGCCGTGCTGCATGAATGGAGCAGTCCAAAGAGCGGGCGCGTCTTCATCGTCGGCATTTACGGCATCCGAGACCAATGGTGGACGATCGAACCGACACAGGTCGAATGGTCGCCGGCAGAAAAGTTGGCCTGGCAAGAGAAGCAACGGGCAATAGAGAAGGCTGCAGAAGAGGATCGCAAGGTCCTGGCCGCCGAGGCGGTCGATAAGGCCGAGAAGCTTTGGGCGCGATCACGGACTGAGGGCGCGAGTGAATATCTGGAGCGAAAACAGGTAGGCGCGTACGGCGTTCGGTTTATGCGTGGCTCTGTGGTGGTGCCTCTGGTGGATCTAGCCGATAAGTTGCACGGCCTGCAATGGATCGCTGCCGACGGCAGCAAGGTGTTCGGTACTGGTACTGTCAAGGAAGGTCACTTCCACTTGATGGGCGACATGGCGCCCGATCTTCCGGTTCTGTTTGCCGAGGGCTACGCAACCGCTGCCAGCGCGCACCAGGCCACCGGATGGCCAACGGTGGTGTGCTTTGATGCCGGAAACATCCTTCCGGTGATGGCATCATGGCGCAAGCTGTACCCCGAGACTGTGTTTGTAGTGGCTGCCGATGATGATCGCCACCTGGTGCGTCGTCTTTGTGAGCGACTACAGGCGGTCGGCGTTGGCGTCAAGCAATCTGACTTTGCCAAGAGCGCCGGCGGGCTGCGTGACCTGCAATGGGATCTGCCCGACAAGCGAACTGTCCAACTCAAGGCGCGATGGGCCAAGGATAAGTGCGACGTCTACTACATCGAGGGCTCGATAACCTGCGATGGCGTAGCGCAGCTACTCAAAATCGAAAATGCTGGCAGGTCCAAGGCCTTCGCGGCAGCGAAGCGTCACAACGCGCGTGTGGTGGTTCCGGTATTTGCTACCAGGGCTGATGATGCGACCGATTTCAATGATCTACATGTAGCTGAAGGATTGCCGGTAGTGCGCGCGCAGCTGAAAGCTCCGCCGCCAGAGTCAAAGCAAAAAAAATCGAACGCCATGCCTTCCGGCGTAGGTGGGTCAGATAACGGCTCGCACGATGGCGCACCCAGAATCACATTTCCTTACCTCACTGAAAAGTGGGAAATCAAAGGTATCCGTGAGAACGTCTATTTCGCGCTGCGCGAAGACCTGAATCTGCGCGAGCTGGTGCGATACAACGAGTTCTCAAACAAGATCGACAAGTGCCGCGTTCCGCCGTGGGGCGGCAAGGCCGGCGAGTGGAAAGAAACGCTCGACGACATACGCCTGGCTGAATACGTGGCGGCACGCCATGGCCTGATTGTTGCCAATCCGGTCACGATCGAGCAAGCCGTGTTGATGTCAGCACACGACAACGCATACAACCCGGTGCGCGATGATTTTGAGGCTGTGGCATGGGACGGCATCGAACGGCGCAAGCATTGGATGATTGACTGCCTCGGCGCTGCCGACACAGAGTATGTGCGGCTGGCGTCGGAGTACTTCCTGCTCAGCATGGTGGCACGTGTGTTTGAGCCCGGCTGCCAGATGGATTACATGCTGGTGTTGCAGGGCCTGCAGGGCGCCGGCAAGACCAGTGCACTCAACATCCTGGGCGGCCACTATTACGGTGCAGGATCATTCCGCATTGGAGATAAGGAATCGATGCAGGCCCTGCAAGGCAGGCTGATCTTCAACTTCAATGAGCTCGATGCGCTGAGCCGATCCGAAGCAACAGCCATTAAGGGCTTCATTACCGAGCGTACCGATCGCTTCCGCCCGCCCTATGCCAAAGGCTTTCAGGCCTTCCCCCGCAATTGCGTGCTGACCGGCGACACCAACCAGGGCGAGTTCCTGCGCGATGCAACAGGTGATCGTCGATTCTGGGTAGTGCATTGCGCCGAGGTCGAGGTCGAGAAGCTCACCAGCATGCGGGCCCAACTGATGGCCGAGGCTATTCACCATTACAAGGAAGGTGCGCGCCGCTATCCCACTAAGGACGAAGAGACTACGTTGTTCTTCCCTGAGCAGGAAAAGTGGAAGTTTGTCGATGTATGGCATGACGCCCTGGCTCGCTATGTCAATTCGGATGAATTGGCTGAGGGGTTTGACGGTAGCGTGTCAGATGCTGGCACCTTGCTGTCGAATCACCAACGTGCCTTCTTTAGCGCGCACGAGCTACTGGTTAGGGCGTTGCACATTGACATCGGCAAGGTCGATCGCGCTGGCACGATGCAAAAGAGCGTTGCCAACGCAATGAAGATGCTGGGCTTTGACGGCAACATCAAATGGGCCAAGGGAAGGGTAAGACCTCGCGGCTATCAACGCCGCCTGGCAGCACCCATCACACTGCAATCACCAATACCAACCAGCGAGGTTCCGGCATGGGACTGAGCGCACACATGCACAAGGCAGTTATGGGAACCGTGGGGCCGATGGGGCGCCGTGGGCCTGCCTGGTGCAAGCGCGTGACTCAATCCGCCCGGCAGCAATTGCGTCCCGGACGTTTATCCCGGACGTTGCAAGTTATTGATATTGCGTGTGATTTCGGAATCCGTCCGGGACGACCGCCACCACCACGCACACACATGCATGTGCATGTGTGCAGGCGCAGGCAGGTGCGCAGGGGCGGGCGTGCGTACGTGCGCGCGACATGTTTTCTCTGGACGTTCTAGAAAAAGGAAGAATAGAGAATGAAATCAACGACTTGCGACGTCCGGGACAACGACCGGGGCGTTTGTATCCCGGACGGATTGGGGCCAATACCAGCGAGCATCAAGGATCAAATGCCGGAACTGGCAGGGATGCTTCAAAGCTTGTCAAACCAGCTTGGGCGTGAAACAGTTCAACTCCAAATCAAGGCCAGCATCGACCTGCGCCGCGCATTTGATGCAGACGACTACACAACAGTCAATGCGATCTATCGGCGTGGCCATGGCTGGATTCACTGGCAGGAAAACGGCTTTTGCATTGGTGTTCCAGAACGGTCGATGCGAGACTTTGCAAAGCGCCACCGGGGCGGCGCATGATCCATTGGGTGGACGCAAAATTTGAGAGATGGGGTAGCTGGGTGCAGATGGGGCACGGCCTTGGCAGCCGTGGTTTGACCGCGTCCTGGGGCGCTGTGGGCCGGAGTAATGTGCGCGAAGCGTTTATCCCGATAAAGAGCATTGAGGACAGTCGCCTGGATGATTGGGTGAGATCACTTTCACCAGAAGACCAGACCATTCTGTTTGAGGTCTATTGCACCTCCCACACATCGATGCAGCATGCTCGCATTCTCAAGATGAGCACCAGGACGCTATACGCGCGCCTGCACAGCCTGCAGGCGTCCTATACGCGCCGTAATGAACGGCTTGAAAAATGAATTATGAAAAGTAAAACGTTTTTGTTAGATTCAGGCATGCTGTGGTTTTGTCTTGACGGGTAAAAACACAGCATTTTCAGTTCTCCCAGAACCGGCCCAGCAGTCTCCCACACCACCTGCTGGGCCGCTTTCTTTCTGATTCTGGTGTCACAGTTCTTCCCAGCCGTCAATCGACCACTCGACGGTCTTGACCAAAAAGCGATTGCACCGTGCTGGGAGATTTAATACAGGCTGCCAGGCGGATTGCCATGATTGATGTTCGAGACAATATCCGTGATGTGTTGGCAGGCATGGATCGCTACAAGCGCGACGTTGTAGCCAAGGCTATCCCTAGAGCGCTCAATAGAACAGCATCAATGGCTATCACGCAAAGTGGACGCGAGATGCCTGCTCAGGGATACAACTTCACTGCCAGCGAGATTAAGCAGGCAATGAATCTAATGAAAGCAATGCCCGGTAAATTGGTCGCATCAATAAGGGTCAAGCGCAAGGTTAAAAGCCTGATGCTATTCAGTCCACGTGAGTCCAAGGCTGGCGTGACCGTCAAGATATTAGGCCAAAAGAAGCTAATCAAAGGTGCATTCATTGGGCAGTTGCGCAATGGGCGCCAGGGTGTGTATGTGGAGGACAAGGCAGCAGGTAAGACCGTGGTGCGCCACTCCAAGCAGTACAAGCGTGGCGGGCGTGGTGGCTGGCATGACTTCCCCATACGCAAGCTGTATGGTCCCAGCATTGGTGGATCGTATTCCACTGATCGCATCCAACAGATCATGGGCAAGATGATCACTACGACCTTCTCCGATCGTCTCGCACATGAGATAGCCTTCCTCAGCCGGTGAAAATCCCGGGTCCTTCCTGGCCGAGGAAAACGCGCAGTCCATGACCCCGGAATTCGCCTAGTTTTCAAACTTGTAGGGGGGTTGTAAACGTAGGGTGGATGCAGCCATGCCAACACAGAAAGACATCGCCAAGCGCCTGGACCTGTCGCAGCAGGCGGTCAGTCAACACATGGCCGAGCTGGGAATCGCTTGGAAGACCACCAGCCTGGATGACATCACCGTCGCCTACATCCGCAAGCTGCGGGGTGCGGCTGCCGGGCATGTTTCGAACGATGGCGAGATGGACCTGACGCGCGAGCGGTCGTTGACCGAGCGAGTAGATCGCGAACTGAAGATGTTCACACTGGCTGAGAAGAAGGGCCAGCTGGTGAACATCGAGCAGCTCGAACCGGAACTGGCCCAGATGATCGGCGCCTTCCGCACGGAGCTGACATCGCTGGGCGACAAGCTCAAGACTGAAATCGACGCGCTCTATGGCATTGACCTGGACGTGCATCTCCTGGAAGAACATGTCCGTGACACCCTCGCCCAACTTGCTCGATACGACCCCGAGCGTTCGGGCACTCATTCGCCGGCTGGTGAAGGGGTTGAAGCCGCAGGTCAAGCTGACGACAACGGAGTGGGCACGCCAGCGTCGGCGGATGTCAAGCAAGGCCTCGGCTAAGCCTGGCGTCTACAACCCGGACATCACGCCCTGGGTGCAGGGCATCCATGAGGCGCTGGACGACCCGAAGGTTTTCAAGATCGTTTGCCGCAAGTCGGCGCAGGTGGCCTGGACTGATGGCGTGCTGTTGAACTACATCGGTCGGCGCGTTGACATTGATCCGGTGCCGATGATCGTGATGTTCGCCAAGACCGAGGCGGCCAAGCAGTTCAACGATGAGAAGTTGACGCCGATGATCGAGGTCACGCCGCACCTGGCGACGCGGATACCGATTCACATGGTGCGGGACCGCAACAACCGCTGGGACTTTAAGACGTTCCCCGGCGGGTTTTTGAAACTGGTGGGCTCCAACAGCCCGAGTTCTGTCAAGTCGACACCGGCGCCCGTTGTGGCGGTAGAGGAACCGGACGACTGCAATACCAACGTGAAGGACCAGGGCGACACCATCACCCTGCTCGAAGAGCGGACCAAGTCCTACACGCGGCGCAAGGTGATCTTCGGTGGCACGCCGACGGTCGAGGGTTTCAGCCGGATCGACGCGGCCTACAAGTCGAGCGACCAGCGCCAGTTCTGGGTGCCTTGCCCATCATGTGGCGAGAGCCAGGTGCTGAGCTGGGAGCAAGTGCGCTGGACAAATGACCCGGCGCAGTCGCACGAAGTGTTTGGCAACGCCATGCCGGAGTCGGCCCGCTACTGCTGCCCGCACTGTGGCAGCCTGTGGAGCGACACCGAGAAATTGCGCGCCGTGCGCCTGGGCGTCTGGAAGGCCTCAGCCGCGTTTCATGGAATCGCTGGGTTCTACATCAACGAGCTGTACAGCCCGTTTCCTGGCTCGAAGATGGCGCGCCTGGTCGAGAAGTACTTGACCGCGCAGCACGCCATGGCGCAAGGCGACGACACGAAGCTGCGCAGCTTCCGAAACAACACCGAAGGCCTCGCCTATGCCTACCAGAGCACGGTGCCGGACGTCGAGAAGCTTCGCCAGCGCGCCAAGGATTACGTCGAGTTGACCGTGCCATGGGGCGGTGTCGTGCTCACGGCCGGCGTTGATGTGCAGCACGATCGCCTGGCCATCGTGATCCGCGCCTGGGGCAGGGGAGAGGAAAGCTGGTTGGTGTGGTGGGGCGAGATCCCGGGCCGAACCATGATGGTCCATTGGAACGACGACGGCAGCCTCAACCGCGAACAGTCGGGCGCCTGGTGGGACCTCGACCAGCTGCTCGCCGGTGGCTTTCCCCATGCGAGCGGCGCCATGTTGCGCATTCGCGCGGTCAGCGTTGACAGCTCGGACGGCCAGACGCAGGACGCCGTGTACGGCTATGTGCGCCGCCGGCTGGCGCGCGGGTTCATGGCGGTCAAGGGCCGCTCGATCGATACCGGAAAGGACATTTTCAGCGCGCCCAAAATCAGCGTCGACACCAACGGCCGGCACAAGCCACACCCCAGCGGCATCAAGCCCTACATGGTGGGCACACAGACCGCGAAGGACCTGATCCTGGGCGTCGATGCGCAGGGCGGACGCATCAAGCTCGATGGCAGCGGGCCCGGCCGCATGCACTGGATGCGCACAGTGCGCCCGGACTATTACGACCAGCTCACCGCCGAGGTCAAGGTGCCGCACAAGAGCGTGCGCGGTCGCCTGGTGTGGCAGTGCAAATCAGGCCGGCGCAATGAGGCGCTCGACTGTGAGGTCTACGCGCTGCACGCCGCGCGCAGCATGAAAGTGAACCTGTGGCGGGCTGAGCGCTGGGAGGTCGAAGAGTCGGTCATCACCCAGCCCGCCTTGTTTGGAGATTCCACCGCACTGGCGGTGGTGCCGGCAGCGGCACAAAGCAACGAACTACCCCCCCGAGCGGCCGAGGTCGGCGACGACCTGAAGGTGGGAACGGATAACCCGGGGCCTGGCAAGCCCGAAACCGTAGTGCAGACGCCTGCACGCCCTGTGCAGCAACCCAAGAAACAAGCCGTTCCACAACCCAGAAACATGGGTTGGAGCGCGAAGAACTGGTAAGCCATGAACATCTTTGCAACATTACCGTCGGGCGACAGTGCCACATGGCTGGACGATCCGGTCACACTGCCAGATGGCCGCACGGCTGACGCGTCGGCATGGGTCATGACCTATTACCTACGCGGCCCGGTCGCACTCGACATCGTGGCCAGCGCTGCCGGCAAGAACTGGAGCACAACCCTGACCCCGACGGCCAGCGCTGCGCTGGGTGCTGGCACCTATGCCTGGACCGCCATCATCGTCAACGGGGATGAGCGGATCACCGTCGGCTCGGGCCAGAGCCTCATCACGCCGGATCTGACAAAACTGACCGGCACGTTCGACCCGCGCAGCAAAGCGCAGATTGCGCTGGATTCCTGCGAGGCAGCCATGGCCACCTTCAATGCGACCGGCGGCAAGGTTAAGAGGTATGAGATCGCCGGCCGCACCATGGAGTTCCAGACCATCGGCGACCTCATGACGCTGCACAGCTTCTGGAAAGCCAAGGTCATGTCCGAACTGTCCTCGCAGTCCGTGGCCAACGGCCTGGGCAATCCGCGCAACCTTTACACCCGATTCCAGAGGCCTCAATGAACAACACCGCCACCAGGATATTGGATACTGCCGCGCGCGTGGCGTTGCCGACAGGCGCGGTTGTGCCCGACCTGTCTGTCAAGCGCAGCCTGGTGCTGACCGAATGGAACGCCAAGCGCAGCGCGGCGCGTGGCGCCGCCATCCAGCGCGATCGCCTGGCGGCGCAGGAGCGCGCCTACGGCGGCGCCGCTGTCAACCGCTTGACCGGCGACTGGTCGGCCATGAACACCAGCGCCGACAGCGAGATCCTCACCAGCCTGCGCATCCTGCGGGCCCGCAGTCGCCAGCTGGTGCGTGACAACGAGTACGCCAAGCACGCGGTGCGCATCATCACCAACAACGTGGTGGGCAACGGCATCGGCATGCAGGCGCAGGTCTTGAGCGCCGGCGGCAAGCTGCAGGGCAAGATCAACGACGCCATCGAGCAGGGCTGGGGCCTGTGGTCGGAAAAGAAGACCTGCCACACGGCCGGCATGCTGAGCTTCGCCGAGATCGAGCGCCTGAGCATGGTCCAACTGGTGACCGCAGGCGAGGCCATCATCCGCAAGATCCGCAGGCCTTTCGGCGGTGGCACCATCCCGCTGGCGCTCGAAGTTATGGAAGCGGACCAGCTGCTCGACAACTGGCAGACCGCGCGCGCGCCCAACGGCAACGCGATCCGCATGGGCGTCGAGATCGATGAGTGGCACCGCCCGTGCGCTTATTGGTTCAGCCCGAAGCACCCGGGTGACTATCAGTTCACCAGCTTCGAGCCCTCGCGCTTCGTGCGCGTGCCGGCCGAGGACATCATCCACCTCTACGTGGTCGAGCGCTGGCCTCAAAGCCGTGGCGAGCCCTGGTTCCATGCCGCCCTCAAGACCCTGCACAACGTCGGCGGGTATGAGGATGCCGAAATCGTCAAGGCCCGCGCCAGCGCCAACATTGTCGGCTTCATTCGTTCGCCAGAGCCGCTGGCCGCAGACGGCACGGTCAACGGCCGCAAGGTGGTCGATACCGAGCCGGGCACCTGGCAGACCCTGCTGCCCGGCGAAGATGTCGCCGGCTTCTCGTCCAACACGCCCAACCCGGCCGTCGATCCGTTCCTGCGCTACATGCTGCGCAAGATGGCGGTCGGCATCGGCGTCAGCTACGAGAGCCTGAGCCGGGACTACAGCCAGAGCAACTACAGCGGCAGCCGAATGGGCCTGCTCGATGACCGCGACCTTTACCGTATGGTGCAGGGCTTCCTGTGCCGCAACTTGCGCCAGGACATTCACCGCGAGTTCCTGGACGCGGCCGTGCTGGTGGGTGAGATCAAGGTCGGCGCCGACTACTTCTCGAACTCGGCCAAGTACCAGGCGGTGCGATACAAGCCGCGCGGCTGGAGCTGGATCGACCCAAGCAAGGAAGTCGCAGCCTACAAGATGGCCGTGCGTTCGGGCTTCATGACCGTCGGGGATGTGATCGCCCAGACGTCTCCCGACTCGGACGTCGAAGACACATTCAAGCGCCGCGAGGAAGAACTCGATATGGCCGAAGGCATGGGACTGGTGTTCGACACCAATCCGGCGCAGGTCAACGACAAAGGCTTGGAGCAGCCCGGCCCAGTTCCGGCCGATGGGACCGCACCACCGCCGCCGCCGCCATCTGGTAGTGATGTGGTTGCAGACGACGCAGACGATGAAGACAAACCCGACGACAAAAAAACGGAGTAGCCCATGACAAAGAAATCCCGCCCAACATCCATCGAGCCGCAGATGCGAACCACCACGTTGCGCCTGCAGCGCGGCGTTCCTGGCCAGCCCAGCGACAAGCCGGAAGAGCCCTCTCGCACAGTGGATCTTGCGTTCAGCTCTGAAGAGCCATGCGACATGTGGTACGGCAAGGAAATCCTGAGCCATGCACCTGGCGCCATGCGCACCGGCGTGCGGCAACAGACCATGCCGTTGCTCTACAACCACCGCATGGATAGTCTGCTCGGCGTCGTCGAGTCGACGGTCTGCGAGGGCAGTATTGGGCGCGCCACAGTGCGCTTTGGCAAGGATGAGTTTGGAACCTGGGCTATGAACCAGGTGCATGACGACATCCTGGTCAATGTCTCCTTTCAATACCGGGTCTACAAATGGCTCGAAGACACCGAGGCCGACACCATCACCGCGGTGGATTGGGAGCCTCTCGAAATCTCGCTGGTCACCGTACCAGCGGACCCCACCGTTGGAGTTGGCCGCAATGCCAGCGCTGACGTTGCCAACGGCGTGCAACTCCAACGAGTAGTAGCCGGTTCTCCCGCGCCTGTGGCGCAACCTCTCTCTTCTCATCAACCCCAGGAGCATTCTATGAACCTACGTAAACAACGCCTGCTTGAGCAGGTCAAGGGCGACGGCGCCCCCGCTGGTGGCGGTTCCGCCATTGACGCGACCATCATCGAGAACGGCACGGCCGCACGCGGCATTGATCCCGCTGCACACCAGCAACGCGGCGCGGAAGCTGAACGCGCCCGCATGACCGAGATTGAGGCGCTTAGTCGCAAGTACGATCTCAGCCCGGAGCTGCGCACGCAACTTATCCAGCGTGGCGCAAGCATCGAGCAGGCTCGCTTGACCGCTGCCGACGTCGTGCTGGAACGCGCGCAAAAGGCCGGCAAGGCTGTCGTTGATTTCGGCGACACGAACAACCCAGATCTGACGTCCAAAGAAAAATCCCGCTACAGCATGCTGCGCGCGGTGAATGCCGCTATCACCGGCAAGTGGGATGGCGCCGGCTTCGAGCTGGAGTGTTCCAATGAGATCTCCAAGCGTACCGGCCGCACAGCCAGCGACGCCAAGGGTTTCTTTGTCCCGACCAACCTGCGTTCCGCCTACACCGTGGGCACGGCAGGAGCCGGCACCACTGGCGGCACCATGGTGGCCACCAACCTGCTGGCCGGCAGTTTCATTGAGGTTCTGCGCAACAAGGCCCGCGTGATGCAGCTCGGTGCCACCGTCCTCAGCGGCCTGGTCGGCAACGTTGACATCCCGCGCCAGACCGGTCAGACCTCGACCTTCTGGGTGGCTGAAGGCGTCGATACCACCGAGGCCGAAGCAACCTTCGACAAGGTCAGCCTGGCCATGAAGAGCATCGGCACCTACAGCCTGATCACCCGCAACATGCTGCTGCAGGCCACGCCTGACATCGACATGATCGCGCGCGCCGACATGCTCGCCGCCATGGCGCTGGGCAT